CCACATAGGTTGAAGGTTCTCTAATGACCAACATTCCATAAAACTATCGTCATCAATAGATTCAAAATTAAAAGAGGATATTGGAGTTTTATGGTCAACATGCCACTCACCATAATTCTCCCACGTCATACCATCCGTAAACAAATTCTCTAAATGTGAAATCAATTCTTCAGGGGTATATCTTAGAATGTCAAAGTAATGTTTATTCTTTTCTACATTATTCTCCTTTAATACCTGATATATAGCAGTTCTGAAATTGGCGATTAATTTATATGCGGGGTCATTAGCTTTACGATTTCTTTCGTAATTACGTTTGGTTTTACGAATTTTATCCAAATTTTTTTCACGGTATTCTTTAAGATATTCTTTACGATGTTCTTTATTTTGTTCATACCAAGTTTTAACATAATCACCAACCCTTTCTTTGTTTTTTTCTCTCCATCTTTTATCTGCAACTTTTTTACCTCCAATGTTTCTTCTACCTGGTAATCCAAAAACAACACCATTCTCTTTAAGAATTCTATTAACGGTTTGTTTACTAATACCAGTTTTTATAGATATAGTATGAGTCCCTAATAATTCCTCATTATACATTTTTAGAATATTATCTAATTCTTCTTTATTTAATACTATTTTTTTCATAATTATAAATATAAGACATTTAACCAAAAAACATATAGTTTTTATTAATAAATAAAAAAAGGGACAATTTCTTGCCCCTTTTTAGTGTATTTGTTAAAGATTGATTATCTCAATTCTCTTAAATCAAATGTTCTAACACCATCTACTGTAATTCTTCCGTAAAAGCGGTTATTTACCATCTTCTTAGCGTATCTTGTCATGATACCTTTGATTGGTGTAAAGTTGAACGGATTGTACATAGTTGGAGTTAATTGTAGAGGTACGTACGGTGCGTAGATGTAACCTGTGTCTAACAATGATGTTCCTTTGTGTCCCATTAACACTTGGTTAGGTGGGAAGTAAGGGTCACGGTAAACTTGGTAACGACCTGCTAATGTACCAACTCTTTCAATACCCATGTTGTATTGGTCTTGCTCAGGAGCCGCGTTTGATACGTGGAAATATTCCAAGTCATCAAAGATTGCACTGATTTCAGAAGAAACAACAATCCAGTTTGCTCCACCTCTTAATGTAGATTTGTGGATTTGAGCTGAAATTTGGTTGATTGCTGTGATTAAAGTTTGGTTCCAATCTTTTTGAGTGTAAGGAACTGCACTTGAACCCAGACGCTTCCAACCATTGTAATCCCATCTTAAGTTCCAAGCCGCACCTTTACGTAAATCTCTTAAGATTTCACGGTCAATTTCTGCCGCAACTTGTTCAGACAATAAAGCTGTTAATTCAGCCTCAGCATCAATGTTGTGGAACGCCGCAACGTCTTGAGCCATTTCTGGAGACCATTGAGCTCTTAATTTTCTTTCAGTTACAGAAACTGTTACTGACATAAGGTCAAACGATACCTCACCGATTCTATCTTCAAACTCTAAGTTTTTGTAGATTCTGTATTTAGCGGTGAACGCTTGGTTAAGAACCGTTGTTGATGAGAAAGTTGAACCTGTGTAACCGTCCATAGAACCGCCACAACTGATACAAACTGGTACTTGTAAATCAACTTCTAAATAGATTTTACCTTCAGCATCACATAGGTTATCATATTGACCACCACCAGTTTTACTTCCAGGGAAAGTTAATGTAGCGTTGTTATTACCGTATTGTACAATACTCTTACCGTATTTTTGAGTTACAACTCTGAATAAGTAAGGATTTGAAGTGTTTGCAGATGTTGTAAAGTTTCCTGATGCGCCATAAACAGTTAAGTCAGACAAGAAAGCTTCATTATCCATTGGTTGACCGTCAGGACCGATTAATTTACCAGCACCGTCAGAAGCAAAACCTGACATAACAATTAATACTTTTCTATAATTGTCAGTAGTATATGCTGATGGAATTAATGAATCAGCTGCCCAAGCAACTGTTTGTACATCAGCAGTGATTGCAGAATACTGTCCTTTAGAATAGTCAAATAAACCTGGTGGGTCTAATGCTGGTTCGTTACCTTCGTAGAATCTATCGTAAAGGTCTTTAGTGTTGTTGTAATCATAACCCGCATTTGGACTATCTTGTGTTGCGTTTGGTGAACCATAAGGTGCGTAGTGAATACCAGTTCCAGGGTAATTCGCGTCACCTTCAAATTCGTTTTGGTACTGTTGGATGTTAGGTACAAAGTAGAACAATTTACCGATTGGTAAGTTCATAGCTTGTACTGAAACGATGTCGTTCGCTAATAATTTAGAGAATACACGTCTAACGATTGGGAAAACCACTGTTTCAAAAGCTCCTGTATCAGAAGTAGTTGATGCTTCATTAATTAAATATGATGCTTGGTTTTCGTACAATTGTGCTACGTTTTCTCTCATGTGACCTTTAAGACCTTCTAAAAAGCCTAATTTGTCCCATTTGTTAATTGTGTCTTCTTTAATAACTTTAAGGTGCTTAAGACCGATGTTACCAACAAGACCTGATTCTAATAATGCTCCCATTTTAGTATTTGTTTTGTTTTTTTAGTTTATTTTTATTATTTTTAATTTGTTACCCTAATTTACCCATTAAATCTTTCATTCTTAAGAATTGAGGATTTTCATAAGTTTTTGACTCAATTAGAGTAGTGGATGAACCTGTAGATACTGTTTTGTTTAATTTAGTAGCCACTGATTCGTTAATTGATTTTGTTTCAACCTTAGTTAATTCATCTTTGATTGACTTGTAAAGGTTTTTAGATTCTTTTAATGTTTCAACATCGTCAAATCTTCTAAGGATGTTTATTTTTTCTTTCTTAGTAGTTGAGTGTTCAGTAAACAATCTTGTAGCGTAAGCTAAGTTTGAATTGAAGATTGCAACTTCATTAAGTTTTTCTCTGAAAACATTTAATGCTTTTCTATATTCTTCATTCTTTTCTCTCAACATTCTAACTTCTTCTTGTTCTATAGATTCTTTGTAAACAATATTACGATTTGGTGTAATACCTTTTCTTAATCCTCTACCTTCTTTGGAACCCATACCATAAGTTCTAGCAGCTTCTTTAGTTTCGGTTTTTTCGTAGTCTTTGTAATGACCGCCTTTAGTGCCAGCCTTTTTTTCTACACCGTTAACCTTTTCACGTTTGAATTCATCTTTTTTAGAACCCCAACCTTCTTTAGTCTCCGCTTTAACAACTTTAGATTTACCTTCCATATTTGCACCTTTTTTGTATTCGAATTTTGCTTTGCCAGTACCCATAGTTTTAGGACCTTCTTTTTTGTCCTCTTTAAATCCTCCTGCTGCTTTATCTTTGTAAGAGAATTTTGGTCCTGAGCCAATTCCAACACCTTTTGGTTTTGTTTTTTTGCTTGAATCGGATTCATTTGTCATTTCAGAGAAATCATAATCATCTTCCATCATTTCAGAATTATCTTCCATCATTTCAGAATTATCTTCCATCATTTCAGAATCATCATCTAAAGTGATTTCATAAACAACTTCGTCTGAGTCATCAACATCTGACATATCTCTACTAAAAATGGCATCAATGACATCATCAACAGATTCGTCAGTTTCTTCATCCATTTCTTCAGTGTATTCCTCGTCGATTTCTTCAGTGTATTCCTCTTCAGATTCACCAAGCTTAACAAGATATTCTACGTCAGCATTTTCGTCGGTTAAATGAACATCACCACCGTCTTTTTTTACGATGATACCATCATTTTCACCCATAGCCTTAAATACTTTCAAAATCTCTTCGTCAGAAGCGTCAGTTAAATCTATTGGACTTTCATCTGAACCCATATCTAAGTCCATATCCATATCAACATCAGTATCAAAATCATCTGTATCTACTTCAGTATCAATATCCATGTCCATAGACATTTCATCATTATCTGCATCCGTATCAATAACGTCTGCATCCATTTCAATCTCATCTTCCTCGTCTTGCTCGGTTAGAGATTCTTTTACTAATTGACTGATTTCTTCTTTCATTGTAGATTGAAGTATTCCTTTTGCATTCTCGGCGATAGCTTCTTCAACTTGTTTCATTTGAATAAGAGCCTCTTGAACTAATTTATTTTCTTTCATGAAAATTTGTTTTATTTAACATATAAATATTACCAACTTAGAAAAAAGTCATTTCTGAGTTATTTCCGCAGGCAATTTTATTTACCATAAATATGTTCAAGCATAAAAAAAGTGGTCGTTAGACCACTTTTTTTATTCAATTACTTCGTCAATTTTACTTTCGGATACCGAGGTTATTCTCCAATCGTGAGTAAACCCTTGGTATTTCTCAGTTACTTTTGCTTCTACATCTGTTACTGAGAACCCTTTTACGAGTTTCTCTTCTCGGATTTTTTTAATTTTACCACTGTTTTCGTCAGGTAAATCATACTGAACTTTTGCCACAAAAAATTTTTCTTCCATACTAATATTACTTTCCCAAATAATCGGTTAATTTTCTCATTAAGTCAACTCCTTTAGCTTGGAATTCCGAATTTTCAGGTGATTTGTATTTCTTTTCTTCTTCAATATTTTCGTCGTACTTACTTCTATCTTCAGGATTAGTAAACAAATAAGCCCCTGGCGTTGACGGAGATGATACTAAATCAAAACAAATTAATTCAAAATCGTCTTGTACTTCATTTCTTTCCCCCACCTTCTTTAAAGAACCTACTCCTCTTGAAGAAACTCCCATTGTTACACCCTGTCTCATTAAGTTAGCCGCTTGGTCTCCTTTCGTAGAAACAATACCTCTTTCGTGAAAACCAGGTGATGTTAACAATTTAAGTTTACCCATCAAAATATTTGCGTCCCACCATATATCTGTAATAATGTGTGATACACGGTCTAAATCAATTAACGATGATTCAGGGTGGTTAAGTTCTGAAGTTGATAAACCTTTGGCAATTGC